GCCATGATATTTGAAAAATAGCTCTAAGTCATCACTGGTCTGCCACACTTGTTGTATGGCTGTTTCTAAATCACCGGCTGTATATTTTTTCATTTCTTCTTCATAGCCTTTTTAATATCTGCTTGAAAGTCTATGCTGTACCAACTACCTACAGCCATGAGAGCTGGCAGAAATGCTTTCCAATCTGCTATGTCATCCTCATCCCAATTTTTACCGTCTTTGATCATTTTAGATATTGATACATAGCTCTCAGCCAATTTGGCAACTACTATTTCATCGCTAAAATCATCTTCAAGTTCTAGTATCATAATATTTCTGTCCTTTTTTCTATTTCGCGCTGGATATACCAGATTGCTTTGTTTAAATCCTCAACGGCGTCTTTCTTTAAATCACAACGCCAAATATACTTTAGTGCATTACCAAGGTTAAACCCCATGTGCTCAGTAATTTGAATGCACTCAATGCCAGAAGGGTGATCTGTGTAGTGCTTAGGATGGTTGACCGGGTCGTGCATGTCGCAGCTCCTTTAGTTCTTTTTCCATAACCCGAGCCTCTTCTGTAGAGTCACAAACCCAAATACCCAATATGTCTTTGTACATGCTGGTATCAATGTCTTCTACCCCGGCAATGGTTTCCATAACGTAATGGCCTTTGAGGCGATGTTCAACAATAAAAGTGCTCATAGTTGTAACTCCTTTTTAATAAACTCAATACCTTTTATAAAATGGTAACGCCAGTACTTCTCTGTAACTCCAACATCTACGTAATTTAACCCATCTAAAAATGCCTCAATTACAAACTGCTGTTTTTCGGGCATCCTTTCAGAAATCAATCGTTTAATGTCAATAACATCTTCTGTGTCCCAGGGAAGCCAGCCTTCCACAACTTGTGAAGATATTGTTTCCATGTCATCTTGTTCAATGGGGTCAATGTCCTCGTCTGATAATCGGGGCGCAATAGCGCATATCTTGTGCTTTGTTTTTGTTTTTAGCTTCATGCTTATAATAATGCAAAATTTAGGGACTCTAACAGAGCTTCTTGTAAATTTATTTTGCCCTCTAGTACTTTGACTACTTGTTCGTCAATACTTTTGACCACAGTTAGATGGTGTATGATAACCGGCTTCTCTTGCCCTTGGCGGTAAATCCGTGCGTTGGCTTGGATGTAGTTCTCAGAGCTCCACGGGAGGTCAAACCACACCGTTTGGGCAGTGTCACCAACGTTGCACTGAAGATTGATCCCGATCCCCCCTGACTGGGGATGGGCAAGGAGCATACGAATCTCGCCGCGACGCCACGCTTGGATGTTGTCATCGTCCAAGACCACAGCTTGCGGGAATTGAAGTCGTAGTCTTTGGAGTGAATGTTTGAAATGGTAGAAGACCAGTGTGGGAGACGAAGATTCTTCCATGATCGACTCAAGATATTCCAGTTTGCTACGGTGTATTTCTTTCGTTTCTCCATCCGCTGTGTAAACAGCACCCGAGGTGAATTGCAGGAGTTTGTTCGCCAGTGTTGCTGCTGTTGGAGCTGTGATCTTTTCCCGCCCGATCTCAGTGACCATATCCTTTCTAAGTTGCTCATATTGATTCCTTGCTTGTTTGTCTATTTCAATTTTGTGATAAAGCGACGTACAGCTAGGTAGCTGCAGATAATCTTCAGCTTTAAGCGAAAAGCAAATATCTGAAATTTTGTCGTTAATAATCTGATCCGCATTAGGTTGTAGCTTCCATGAATAAATTACCCTTGTGTGCCTGTTCATTTGATCTGGTGTCATGTACTTATCCCTGAACTTGGTAAGGCTAGTCTCCAAACGCTGCCCTAAGTCCAATATACCCACCTGTGACCAGAGATCAGCCATGCCCTGAGGGGTGGGTGTACCCGTAAGAATTAAACGCCGTGAGAACCCCTTTAAATGCTTCTTAAGCGCTTTAAAACGTTTAGTGCTGGGATCCTTAAATCTGGAGGACTCATCTATCACTAAGTTAGTGAACACTAACTTAGGCTGAACGTCACAAAGCCAAGCTACATTCTCTAAGTTAATCAAATACACGTCTGCCTGTGAATTCAGTGCCTCCAACCTCTGGGACGGAGTCCCCATCATCTTCGCGACTTTCAAGTGCGCGAGATGGCTCCACTTTTCTATTTCTGTGTGCCACACTGTCTCCGCTACCCGCTTGGGCGCTATGATCAGGGTCTTCCCCGTAAACTGCTCCGCGATGATGGTTAGCGTCGTAGTTGTTTTCCCAAGCCCCGGCGGCAGGAACAATCCCATGTTTTGTATGCTCTTCGCTTTTTGAATAATGTCCTGCTGGTACTGGTGTAGATTTATTCTTAAAAGCATTTAATACTTCCTTTCGTTTTTGGTGAAGCCAATCGGCTACGGCGTATAGCTCCACTTCGGTAGCATCCGTTTTAATTCTGTTTGCCAAGTCAGAGATAAAGACAATATTTTCTTTAACATAACCAAACTCCGGAATAATGCGGTCGATAGTTGCAGCGGTATTACCACCGTTACCGCGCCTTGATAATCCCCAAATAAATTGCGTACCAAATACAGGACACTTATCTGTTTGAATGGATTTTAAATAGTCAATGTCAAGATCAAAGTTAAGATTTAATTTTTTAGAACGGTGTTTTGCGTTAGAAAGAAATAACTTTAAATGGCCTTCATTTGTTTCATATTTTTCATAAGATTTTTTGTTTTGCTTATCTTTATTTTCTTCATATTCTTTTGGAGTAGTCCAAATCTCACTAAAAAAGCCATGTTTATTTAAAATTTTTTGGTAGCTTTTAAACATTCTAGTGACTTCTTTTGTGTCTCTGTATTTAAAAGGATGGCCCATTTCGCCAAGTTTAAATGGTTTACCGGTTTTAGGATTTAGTCGCTTCACGAATGAACTCCTCTATGTCATCGTAACTTCTTAAAATATAAACAGGAAAACCCTGCTCGCCTATTTGATCAAATACTAGGATCTGCCTTGGGGACAACACTCCAGTCAAAGTTTTTAACTCCACTAGATGCACTTGGTTGTTCAGGAATACTATTCGATCCGGCACTCCCGACACTGTGCTGATCCACTTGAACGTCAGGCCCCCCGATTCCACTACCCTTTTTACTAGGTATTTTTCTACTTGCTTTTCGAGCATACTTTTCCTTTTCGTGCATACAGATTTTAAATATCTGTCCAGCTAAATGGCCTGAAAGATACGCACGTGTTTCATTTACAAAGTTATCTTCCTCGCCTATATGTTCAGCCAGGTGATCTACTGCATGATTAACTTCATGAGCGATAGTATCAACCAGCTCACTAAGGTTATCGTTAACGAGAGACATATCAAATACAAGAATGATGATTGCGTCTTTTCCATCGCCGATAAGATGCGTTTCAGCAATCCCACAATCCAGCGCACTGGCTTTAAGTGTAACATCGTGGTCCTTTAAAATCTGTTGAAATACTTTGTCATCAAAACACAACTTCACAATATCAGGAAAGAACCCGACATTGAGCTTGTAATAGTTGTAGTTCTTTTTCTTCTTGACCATTAATGTCTCGTATCTTTTGGCTTGTTAAGTATCTCTACAATCTCTTGCTGCTCTTCTTCAGATAAATCTTCAAGGGCCATAGCGTCAGCTAGTATCTCGCCGGTCTCAACCATCTGCACTATGCCGCGCATTAGGGCGTTAAGCTCTTCTTGAGTAAATGAGCCATCTGCTAACAATTCATCGGCCCAGCCCTCTTCAAACTCTACTGTTTTCTTTTTCTTTGTCATTTTGTTTCTTCCTTATAATAAGACACACCTGTATTTGCGTGAATCAAAATTGATTCGTAGTGGCGTGGTAATTCTTTTAAAATAATATTGGTTTGATAAGACTTATCTTGTGGGTCTAATGAAAAGTAAACCTTTGGTACATTAAAATCTTTAACTGCATTGTGAACAACTTGGTGGTGTGGGTGGCCGTATTCGCCTTCTGCATTGTGAGTCAATATGAAATCATACTTGATTGCCTCATTGCGAATGGCGTGGATGGCTTTGTCTTCACACCATGTCTTTAAACTCAATGATCCTAAGTCGCGTCCGTGATCTTTAAACCCTAAGAATTTTGTGCTGATCTTACGGCGTCGCCAGTATTTTGCTATTTCCCTAGCACGTTTGTTCCACCAATGGTGAGTCAAATAAACAATGCTCCACTCATATTCAGGATGCGCGTCCATATACGCACTGGCAAAGATCACGCAATCATCCGGGTGGGCAACGGCAACTAGGGCTTTCACTATGTGTTCCTATGGTATGCGTCATGGGGGTTATTAAGCATTGCTTTAATAAGTTCTTCTATATTAAAGAAGTATTGAATAACCTTCAAACCATCTGCTTGATAAATAGTAAAACTCATTTCTTTAATGCTTTCAAAATTTCTTTTAACAACTTAAGTACTTGATCTTCAAATGCTGTCATTTTTTTCTTTCCAATATTGGTGGTACTCTTTCAATAACAAACGCATGTCTGCTTTCAACAAATCTATTTCAGCTTGTTGCTGGCGTAGCATGGTGGCTGCTTGGTCAATATGTTGTTGCTCTGACATAATCATTGCTTCCACATTGTTGTCCAAATAATCAGCTAGTTCATTTGCGTTCATTTAATCCCCCAATAACATCTTAATGTCAATGCCGCGTTCTTCGAGCGCCTTGCGGATTTTTTCAATGCCTGATCGTTCTGCATCTAAAACTGCTTTGCGGTTAATGTTCAACGCCGCAGCCACTTCATCCTGGCTCATGTATAAATATTCTTTACTCAGTTGCATTTTTTATTGACTCCTCAATCTGTTTGACTACTTTGTCAGCTAACGGATTTGGTTTAAAGATTGCATCCCAATTAGCCTCGAACTGCTCTTTAGGTATAGTGAGTGGGCGTTGCTGATCGCCCTTACCGCCGTCTCTCGTTTTCATCCGCAAGTCCTTATCCAAGTGCCCCCAGACTTTTGCATCACGCAGCCATCGACCATTTGGTTCTGTTCATATGGTTCTTTAGGGCATTCTTTTGTAATGGGGAAGTTCATTGACAAAGCAAAGGCCACAAACAATACAAATATCGCAATGTTCTTAATCATTTTGTTTTCTTCCTTCCATCAATCTCAAGCAAATAATCTTCTAAGCGCTTGATACGTTTATTCTCAAAGTCTACCTGCGCTGTGTAATATTCGGTGTGCGTCTTGGCAGCTAAGAATGCTTTACGTGACTCTTCTAATTCTTTACGTGCCATGTCAGTAGAATCAGGTGCACCTAAATATTTGTTGTATATGTTTTTAATGAATTTCATTAGTGATCCATTCCATGATATTTTTCAAGCAGTTTATCGGCTAATTCAAGGGCGCGATCAGTTGCTATATCGTCCCATGTCTTATCTTTAATCTCAAACTTCCAATCACCCGCGCACATTCCTTGCAAGATCTGTGTGGCCACGCGTAAACGTATCGGGTTATTCATCATTTTTTGGTTCCTTGTAATTCATTGCAAAGTCGGCGTATTGCCACATCTGTTCTGCTGTTGACGTCGGTGATTCGCCGCGAGCAACAAGCCCCATTAAAGCGAATGCTGCAAACATCATGCGCTCGTCTTCTCTTTCCATCATTTAAAATACTCCTTCGTCAAATGTTTCAATGCTGTCTATATATTTCTGCGCCTTAACATTAAGTTTTACACCCATATATACCTGTGAACGCTCGCCGTTAATTTGCAGCTGATAAGATGTTACGTATTTCTCCTGCGTTGCTGCTAAGAACCTACGCTTAAATGCCTGCTCTGTGCCTGGGCTCATTGACTTCTTAAGCGCCCAATGTTTCCAACAAGCAAACACATCCTCTTTACGCGCCCAGCTCTTAGGATCAAAATCCAGTGCATCGTTAGCAAATGGTTTAATTGGATTGCCCAACTCTTCCATCAAATCCAAATACTCTTTGCCTGAAGTTGGTTGTAAGAAATGGCCGCCGCGTATTAATCTACGCTTTAATCCTTCCATTGCCCAGTTAAAAATGCCGCTGAGTTCTTGATCTAACTTGTGAGATAGATCGGTGTCCTCATTGTCAAAGAATGATTTTGTCATCTTAAACACAATCATGCGGCCGGTTAAAGCGTTAGAGTTTTCAGTTAACTGCAGCACCTCGTTTGAATAGATAACTATTCGCGTTGGGAGGTAGCCGTTCCAGCTTTCTTTGTTTTTTCTGTTGACAGTAATAGTATCTCCACCAACAATACGCAAAAGCTGAGACACAACAGCGCTACGGTTACGTTCAGGCGCCCGAGCATCAGTGAAAGAAGCGAGCAGCTTGCCAAGCCAAGGTTGAAGACCGAATGTATCACAAAGTTCTCCTAGTTCTGGTGCCACGGTATTGTGCTGACCTAACAGCGACACTAACACCTTGTTGATAGTTCCCTTGCCTGAGCGGCGTGGTCCAATCAGGTTAAAGAATTTCTGCTGACGTGTGTCACCTGAGATGATGTACCCCATCATTTCCTGCAATGCTTCGACTGATTCTCGATCATCTGGCCAGATGTCATGTAAGAATTTTATCCAGGTTGGACACTGAGCCGCTGGGTTATATGCAAACGGCAAACTGTTTTGTGTAAAAAAGCCTTGTGAGTGTGGTAACAAGATAGAATCCTCCAAATGAAATATACCGTTCATCAAACTGATTAGTTTAGAAGCAGCTGGTTTAGCGGCAGCATAATCTTCTAACCAAATCGGTGGCTTGGTGTTCGGGTGGTTGGCTAAGTGAATAATAGATTGAATTGCGTCGATCGCGGCACTTACGCTTGCAGGCGCTGGGTTAAATGGTGCTAGTGCTCCCTGCTTGGCTGGCTTTTTGCACTTGTCTAAGAATGCATATACCTTTGAGCGAATGGTTGCATCCTCTATTATTTCGTAGTGTGTGCCTACATAAATGTAGAACTCATCACCATAGTGCACAAGCGAGTAGCCTTCCTCACTGGTGTAGTAGTTATCTAGAAAAGTGCGGGCGTGGTTCATTGCCCCTAAGTCAAGCACAATCTCTCCCCGCGATAATGCATCTTCACGCACCTTAGCATTAGCCATGAAGATTAGTGAGCGCAGTGTCGCACCCGATCCTTTAAACGTTCTCCACTTAGTGTCACATGAGTAGTCACCCGTAGTGGCGTATTCGGCGCTCTGCGCACTCCATCTGTCCCAGCACTCCAATGCCTCTACATCACCTGTAAACTGGTGGTGCAGGATCTGGCCAATCTTAAGCCAATCGTTGTAATGACAGTCAGGATCAAGTTTTGAGAGCAGCTCAGTTTCTACGCGATTGATGTCCCATCCTTCTAGCGGCGCTGTGTAGTCCGCAAACGCATCACCAGTGCGCCGCATAGTGCGCTCAGGAATGATTGCAGTAAAGTCTTGGGGTGCGTCCGGGACACTACCTGACAAGTGATGACCAGTCACCGTAAAGTAGCGTCCCGTCGCGTAAGCCTCGAAACCGATTGAATGATCTGCATGGGAGGCAAATTCTTCAGAGCGGGTAAATATCTTTACGCCTGTGCCTGAAGGGCTGACTTCCATGTAGCCGTTAATAGAGCTAGATAATTGCTGCATTGCAGCATTTGTGAAACCGATGTGAGGGTCATAGCAGTCATCGAGATCAATGCCTACTAGGTTGTCTTCTTGTGTAAACACAAAGCCAATCCCGGCAAACTTATCGGGGTTGGATTGATACGCATCTTGCACGCTGAGAAAATCAGTCCAGTGCTCGGGGTTTGTCGATGAGGCGGCTAGGCCATTGGTGCGTGCTGGCACTTTTGCCCAAGTGGTATGCTCTCCTTCTCCCTTTTCTAAAAGGCGCCATAAAACCCATCTAGGGGTCTTCTTAAGCTCAATGGGTATCTGGTCAAATTGAACTGGGAGGCAGGTTGGTCTTGCGGTCATGTTTTCCTTTCGTATTGCCTACAATAATGCAAAAAATACATCCTCCAAATTTCACAATGTGAAATGGTCCTAGGGTTCCTAGGGTTGCAAGGCTTATTTAGTCATTCCTGTATGCTTACGCTTTTTATTTAAAATATTTAAAAAATAATAAAAACGTAGTGCAACCCTAGTAACCCTAGGACGTGCACTACTTTGGTGCAATAATGGCATAGGCTATATGTCCAAAAAAGTATAAGGCGGTGAATATCAATAACAATTTGATATATAGGTCTGATTTCTGGCGATTTGTCATTTTAAAACCTCGTATTCTTTGTTTTTAATAAAGTTGTAAGACCATTTCCTAAATTCTTCTCGGTTTTTACTGGTTTGCTCATCTTGCGGATCCCATAAGGCGTCAATAATATGATCACCTGCTGAATCATGGAATTCAATTCGTAGCATGTTACCGTCTTTGTCGTATACATCCACTGGTATAGCTCTTTTCATTTATCCTCCTCCTTAATTATAAAAAAGGTATCTCTTACTACAGGCGCGACTTCATCCCAGTTATCCGAATGCCCATAATCCCCACGAATGGAGCTCATACGCTCATCTTTTCTAAACTCCGGCTCAATTGACCACCATGTTAGGCTTGCGTCTTTATATTCTAACCAATCATCGTTTACTTGAAACACCGGATGGTTCATTCCGGCGATGTCGACGGTGCATACTACGTCAGCAAGCCGTATCCACTCTCTTTTGGTAAATCCCTTGGTTCTCACTAGGCCAACACGATTACGTGCCTCTATGAAACGTTTATAGGCTTTTGACTGTGCTTCCGTTGCCGTATTAGGCCACAAATCCTCTTTTTCAATTTTCATTCTTCTGACTCCTCTTGTAGGTTCTCGTTATTTAGGTTATCTAGTGAGATTGGCTCGCGACTGATATAGCCTTTGAGTTGATGAATGCGTGTTGCCGTTGTGCCAACGATCGTTGCTAATTCGACAACAGTCGGTTTACGCCCGAGCACCTGTGATAATGCTTGCTCGTTGTAATTCATACGTTTTAGCTCTTCCATTACGTTAATGGGTAGGCGAATGATATTGGAGGTATTGTCTAGCTCTCTTCTGACACCACGCTCAATGAATGGGCGCGCGTATCCGGCGAATGGTACATTTTTAAAAGGTTTCCATCGCTTGGCCGCAACAAACAGCATCTCATTGCCAATGGCCAATATGTCTTCTAATGGCATTTTGCCATGTTGCCAGGCAGTCATCTTGGTGACTACGTGGGGCACAAATCGTAAATTATGGGTAACTAGTTTTTCTAGGGCATCATCGTCACCTTGGCCTATGAGCGCGGCCAGTCGGTGCTCTTCTTCGACTGATAGTGTCGGTATCCCGTATAGTGATTGAAGGTAGTCTGTCTTGATATCATTTTCGCTCACAAAAGTGCCTCGGGTAGTTGTTGTGCTGCTATTATATACCTATTTGCTTTAGGGCTCTTTGGAAGAACTTCTAAGCGCATTCCAGTGGTGAGGTAGGGGGTTGCCTCAAGTCGTGATACAAACTTGCGACAAGCCCCTCCAAACTCGTCTATCAGGATATACCTGTATTGACTCACTTTAAACCTTAGGTGATGTTTCGTTGCATAGTAACGGTTTGTCGTTGTGGTTATTTAATATCATCTGACCAGTAAACCGATTAATTGACACGCGAGTGCTTTTACCATCTATAAATTCAATGTAAGTATCTGTGATTTTCGCTGGGTTTACTTCGCCATTCATATTAGTGGCCGTATTGCTATTGTAGTTAATGATTATCGGTACATGGGTGCCCTTGTAAGTACAAAGTAAGTTTGATACCTGAGCACTCGCGGCCATTGATGTCAACGCCAATGCGGCCGATACTAATAGTCGATTCATAGTGCTTTTACCACTACGGCGTCAATGGCCTTTACTTGGGTTACTTGGCGGACAATCTCTGCATCGCACAATTCACGCACAAGCAAGGGATTGATGGTAGAGCGGTCATAATGTTGCACCTCAGCAAAGTACTCCATGCCTTCGTACTTACCGACACCTTGGGCAATGAGCGCTTGCTTGATCTTACGCGCTTGTGCCTCTAGCTCTTTGATCTGCTTGTCTAAGCGGCCAAGCTCGTCTACTTGGTTTGTTGATGATTGAAAAAAGTCGTTTACTGCTTTAAGTGTAATTGCTTCTAACATGGTCTATTCTCCTAATTGAATGGTCAAATCTACTGGGGTTACTTCATAAAAATCGTTTTCTATAATCCATTCCAACATCTCTTGGATATTGGCAAATTTAATTGTATGCTTCATCATAATTCTTTCTCGTCTATTTCGTAGCATTCCCTTGGTGGCATTTTTGGATCAGATTTTTTTACTAATTTAATGTCGCTTACATCCCATTGGAAAATAGCATCATCACTACAAGGATCAGTATGTTCGTTTATATAATCGAATGCGGCATTGTCATAAACTTCCATCCACCCGTCTGCCAAATATCTAACTTTATATTCTACTGTTATTGTGGCCTCATACATTTTCTTTTTCATTCTAAAACCTCCACTATTCTATAGTTATCAAAATCGCCAGCATCTTCCATATAACCTAATTGGCATGCATGCTCGCACTCTTCCATCTCTTCGATTAACGCTTGCTCTGCTTCTGCTTCTGTACGGAAGCGCATTGGCTTACCACCTTCCCACCAAATTTCTTGACCATCTGCTTTAATTGCAAACATTTTTAATTTCCTCTGCCATCTCTTTAAGTATTCTCGCGGCATCCATCAACGTGGCCTCATCCTCTTGTGCACAATATCTTGATAGCTCAAAGAGCTCGTCTGCCAGTTTATCTAATTTCATTACTTTGCTCCCTGTAAGAATTTAACTGTGATTATTGACACAATGATGGGAAAAGCAATAAGTGATAAGTAAATCATGATTTAACCTCCGCTATACCATTGGTAAACTCTTCGGCATCTACGCATCTCCATTTACCGGATTGATCCCATGCCGCTTCCTGCGCGGCCTCTTCGCTATCTGCCTCAACAATAAACTTCTGAGATAGATATTCAACGCGTGCTAGTGTTATTTCGTATTTCATGGTTATGCCTCCAATACTTCGTATAGTTTCCAGTCGCTTGACCCGTCGATTTCTTTAAAATCGCCTCCATCAAGCTCATATGCTACGTCCCATGGATCCTCGCCGTCTTCTACCTCAAATTCACAAACAAGGTCGTAGCTGATTGTTGCGTATGCTTTATATAGTTTAGTCATCATATCCCTTAAGAAAATTGTGTTTGTTGATCAACTTGGTACAATGCGGCAACGCCTTTTTGAATGTCTTCCAAATCTGAAAAAAATTGTTTGCCGGTAGGATCTTGGCCTTCTATATACCAATTGGCAAAATCTGCTAGTCTACTAATTGCATTAAATTGGTCGATTGTCATTGTTATTGTCATCACGGTGTTATGCCTCCAACATTAGATCAGCCCATTCGAGGCCGGATTGTTTAACTACATATTGATAACTGCCCTTGGTGCCCTTTTGTACATCATCGCGACTTGGTATCACGTTGCCGTAATAATCGCGGCATTGGTCGCGGCCAAGCATGCAATGCCCATGGGTTATAGCGTCCATCATGGCGCGGCCATAACTGCCCTGCATTGACCATGCTGTGCCGCTGTTAATAGCACGTTGAAGGGCAAAATAATGGTCTTCGGCGCGCTCATCATCGTACGCGCTCTCAATTGCATCTATATCATTAATCGTTAGCATCTTGCATTCTCCTTAGTTTAGATATAACGGGTATAAGATCCCAACATAATTCATTGCTAGTATTGTGTAATGAGTCGCGGCGAGCGGCATCTAAGATTGATATAGCTAGAGCGAGCTCGTTAAATGTTAACTTACGCGCTTTTTCACAAGCGGCCGCGTATTCTGCATCCTTCTTGGCCTTCTTAGCGGCGGCTTGCTCCGGTGTCGGTATAGCATCTAGTGCTCTATATGCTTCCTGATCCGCGCATTTATTGGTGTATACGTATTCGCCACAAGGTAAACCCTTGGCGCCGTTGATCTCGTTATTGCGTTGAGATTGTGCAAGTATTGATTGAATTGATCTCATGATTTTCTACCCTTTAAAATGTTAATAACGCGCTCGGCGGCAATATGGTTATGGCCACCAATGTGCCAATCGGTTACGCTCCAATATGGCCGGTTTTCCTTCCAGTCGTAAATTGTGGCAACTTCGCCATCATTAAATTGAATTGTCCATTCGGCCTGTACCTTATCAAAATCGCCGGTCAATGGTTTGCCGAATGCTTCTAATATCTCGCTATATGGCAGGTCGATTGTGTCGATTAGGTGCGTGCCATTGGTGTTGATTAGGTCATCTTGATTGTGTGTTTTGTATTGCATAAATCCTCCGTTGTGTGTTTAATAGATTGTCGATCGGTTGTGTCGATTGGTACATAGGTGTTTACCCCTATAAAACAATGGTAAAGCCTAGGCCGTAAACCATGGCCATAGCAAAGTAAAACGCGGCAATAAAGGCCATAAGGCCGGCAGAAAATAGCGACATGATTAATCCCCTATATGAATAAACTTAAAATGATCATCTATAAATTGTTTATCTTGCTTATTTAATAGACTGATTAAGCGGCATTCAACGCGGCCGCCGGTTACGCGTGCGAAGGCCTTGGCCTTGCGCATTGTTGAAAATGGCGCGCTATACTCTTCGCCATGATGCCGATAAAATACAATAAATGGCGCGCTCATAATAAGGCCTCCCATTGGCGGGTATATTGATCCCAATAAACCCGCCAATGTTGCAATTTTGCGGCCGGGTTATCTCGCGCAAATACGGCGGCGGCCGCGTGATTAGTAAACCAAAAAATACGATTATTTAAATATACTTTAATCATGGTTTAACCCTCCAATAATTGTTTTAATTCGGCCTTTAAGGCCTTGGCCGCTTCGCCGCGAAAAGTGCCGGCATTGGCCAAAAAATAGCGCACTACGCCGCGGCCGTCATCAAATATATACTTATCATTAATTGAGTTTAAGCCGCTCATTGCGTCAAGATACGGCGCGGCGGCAAAATATACCTTAGGCCAAGCGCGGCGAATATCTCGCGCGATTGTATAGAGCGGCCGCGCCGCGTTAATAGTATTTTCCATAGTGATAGATCCTTCCAATAGTTAATTAATGGTATGCACAATGCAAACCCCTAAGCCGCCGCAATATTGAAGCGGCTTAGAGAATGCACTAGGCCGCGGCCATAATAGGGATAAAGCGGCTTTTTAAACTACCATGCACAATGATGACGGGATCGGCACGTTTTGAGTTTAGGCCGCCGTCGCACGCGCCGCATTCGCCGCACAATTTGCGCTTGTTACCTTCGGCGCTCGCGGGACAAATAAATTCGCCGGCTTCAATTGCTTCATTCTCGCCGCGTACTCTAAAAGTACGATATCCGGCGGCCTTGGCGGCGGCGCGCTCGGCGGCATTGTCCGCGCTCGCCATACATAACGCCATAATATCGGCGCCGGCTTTACCATTTTGCCATTGGTGACTGTATCCGGTATGGCCTTCGGCCTTACTAATAAGCGCTTGCCATACGTAAGCCGGTACGGCGGCGGGATCCCCGTATGTACCTAATCGCACCATACGCGCGGCGCTCGCATTCGCGGCGGCCTGAATGCCGGCCGGATAATTGCCCTTTAAATATGCTTTATATACGGCATTGGCGCCTTGGCCTATATTCACGTAACAATCGCGCAATTCGCCGGCATAGCGCCGGTGTTTACAATCGCCGCATATAGATATATCCGCGCCGCTCTTGGCGCTCTCAAGCGGCGATAAACCATTATCGGCCAAAATATAGGTTTGCACCATATTGCCGGTTTTTACATTGGTAGATTTAATAATGGCAATTGCCACAATTGGCGCGCCGTCGAGCAATGAAGCGCCGCGATATAGTACGTATCCACTAGGTTTTTTATTTGTTGTCATGATGATAAATCCTCTCAATTAGTAATATTTAAAGTTTTGCCAAAAAACGCAAGCGCAATTTTGCGGCGGCGTTTAGTGTTGTATATGCGGCGCGGCGTATCATGGCCGCATAAATTGCACGTCCATACCGGCGCGCCATTGCGAAAACCCCAATCGGGACATAGCGCCGCGTTTTTTGTGCGCGGGGTTAATTCGTTGCAATTTAGGCAATGTTTATATTTTTTGGCCATGGTTTATTTAACCTCTTCGCGTGAGATAATTGTAAAAGCGCCGGCGCTGCAGCTCGCGCCGTTAAATATTTTAGCGCGTACGCGTGCGGCCTTAAGTGTTTTAAACTTCATTACATTGCCGCCGCTTCGTACTACATACCAATATTTTGTTTTTGCCATGATGATAAATCCTCTCATAAATGGCGCGCTTAATTGCTCGCCATGGTTTATTTTAATCCGGCAATGAGCACAAAAACCGGCGCCGTACTTAGGGATAACCCTAGGTTGTGAGATATAAAAACCCTTAAGGGTTTTCCCCTAAGGGTTTACCCTAATAAATCGAGATCGTCTCGCGGCAATACTAAGGCCGCTTCTGTTGGAATAATGGCGCCATGGCGCTATAAATGGCCTTAGAATCGAATCCCATATTGTGGGATGGCGTGGGGAATTGTGGGAGCGCGGCCGCGTTACATTTTGCCGTTATCGCGCCGCACCTAGGCCGCATCGCTCGCGTGCGCGTCATGTTGCATCGCCGCATCGCCGCGCCGTCCTATGTGAGTGAGTGCTCACTAACTTACGTGGCCGCGTCCTATGTGAGTGAGTGCTTACTAACCTATGAGCCGCGCCTACCTATGTGAGTGAGTACTCACTAACCTATATGGCTATGTGAGTGAGTACTCACTAACCTATATGGCGCATTGGCCTGCGTTCCGCATTATGAGATACGTTCCCACTATGTGCAATAGGGGGCTTTTTCTATTAGGGTATACACCTATTAGGGTCCCGCGGCGAGGGGGCGGGGCGGGGGCCCCACAAACCGCAAGCTCGCAAAAATCCCCGGTTTTGTAAAAAGTCAACTTCCTAAAATTTTTTTTTAAAAAATTGTTATATAAATCAATACCTTGCACCGTGTCCTTTACTCCTGCGGGGTGGTACCCTATATAAATCAATGACTTAAAGAGGAAGTGCTAGGGTTACTAGGGTTGCACACCCTTTTTACTCTTTTTAAATAAATTTTAAAAAAATATATTTATATCTGGTAATGACTAAATAAGCCTTGCAACCCTAGGAACCCTAGGACCGTGCTTAGTTTTTGTGCAACTGGGACGGGTTTACTGGTATTTGTGCATTATTGTTTGTATGAACAAATATGTTTACCAAATTCAAGGCGCACTGGAAAGTGTCATGGGGAAGTTCCTAGGCTTTCGAGTTCTGGTATGCAATGTGGACTTCTTGGACATGGTCGATGTACCTGTAGAGATACTGGACTATGAGACAACCAAGTATCTGCAGTTTCGTTTAAGTATTACTTCAGAGGCGTTGGACATCCAGCGCTTGCCCACTGAAATACAAAATAGGATTAGAACGCCGTTAGGGCGTTGGCTGGACCGTTGGGTCCTAGAGAACTTTTATGGCAATATTAGCAACAGAAAAAGTGTTAACCCTTGACTGGTGGAAACCGGCCAGCAAATTAGTAATAGGGGACTATGTGTTTGATAAGGACGGTAAAATTGTCCAAGTCAAGCTCGTTCAACAATACCATTCCGAGCAATGTGTGCGGGTGTCCTTTAACGACCACCTATCTGTAGCGGGCGATCTTAAGCTCAACTTCATGGTAGAAGACCTCAAGTACCGCAATCGGGTGCATGAGTACGTTGGCCGCTTTAAATTCAAACGCCCGCTAAAGCAAAAGTCTGCTGATGACATGGCAACCACTCCACTTAGGGACAAACGATCCCGCCTTGTCTATTCGGTGCCAACCACGCGCCCACTAGAACTACCCCACCAAACCCTACCTGTGCCGCCATTCATCTTTGGCTTCTGGTTCTTTAACAGAAAGCCTGGCGGACGCTTCAGTGCTCCAACGAAATACCACGATGAGATCCTTGCCCGCTTCAAAGACTATGGGTATAAGGTAAACCTTAGCAAAAAACTGACTGGTGGCCGTAGAGAATTCACTGTGTCCCCTAGCATTGAGTCCCAACTCGCGCCCAACATCCCCAACAAGGTTACAAACAACTATTTGCTTGCCAGTCCAGAGCAGCGATTAGAGCTGCTACAAGGAATTATGGTAGCTAAGTCCTCACAGTACAACGAAAGAGAAGACAAGTTTCGGTTTTCAGCACAACATCTACCCACCATTCTCAGAATTCAGTTGCTTGCAGAGTCTCTTGGCTCTAAAACACGCATAGAAAGTGCAGAAACCATCAATTCTTATCGACTTTTCTTTAAATCTCGACTACAATTGGTCAGTAATCAGGTATCTCCACCCATTAAAGTGCACTTAGGGCGCCGATATATCACAAAGATTACGCCGATCGCGCCACAAATGTGTGTTTACATAGAAACAACATCCAAAGATAGTACTATCTTAGTAGGAGAAGGCTTTATTCCATGTCGTTAACCCCAGAAAACGAAGTAGTACTCAAAAAATTCATTGAGTCCAAAAAACATTGGCCCAAACCCATGCTTGACCTGATGACTTGGCAGGCAAAGTGGAAACTACAAGCTCTTGAACATCAAAAAGAGCCATCAGATGGTGAGTACGATACATTCCTCATGCTTGCCGGGCGTGGATCTGGTAAGACCCACACTGCGTCTCATTGGATTGGTATTCGTGCTGCTACTTTTGACAACACTCGCTGGTTGGTCACAGCCCCCACCTCAAACGACATACGGGCAACGTGTTTTGAGGGAGACTCTGGACTTATTAACATTATTCCCGCGTCACTTATCAGAGACTACAACAAGTCCCTCTTTGAAATTACGCTCCACAACGGATCCATCATCCAAGGCATTCCTGGCTCAGAGCCAGAACGCTATCGTGGTAAGCAATATCATGGAGCTTGGTTTGACGAGCTGTGTGCGTTTGATTACATCGACGAAGCCTACGACGGTGTACAGTTTACGTTGCGTCTTAAAGACGCCCGAATCCCTCGAGTGCAGCAGATCATCACCACAACCCCTAAGCCTAAAGAACTTATTGTTGATCTTAACGAAGGTAAGGTGGGTGGTGACGTTTATGTAGCAAACGCCTCATCGTATGACAACCGAGCTAACCTCTCAGAGACATTCTTTAAACAGCTTGAGACGTATGATGGCACCGACATTGGTAGGCAAGAGATTTATGGTGAGATCCTTGACCCAGAAGCCGCTGGTATTATCAAACGTAAGATGTTCCGCCAATGGCCTGCCTCTAAGCCAACACCAAACCTTGAGTATGTGATTGCCAGCTACGATCCAGCGACCTCAGAAAAAACAATGAACGATCCAACGGCTTGTACGGTGTGGGGTGTGTTTGATAGAGAAGACGCTGGTACTTGTGTGATCCTTTTGGACGCATGGGATGCCCACCTATCCTATCCAGAGTTACGTAAAAAAGTGATTGCCGATTTTAAAGAAGTAGTTTATGGCGCCGACAATGATTTTGGTAAAGGCAAGAAGGCTGACCTAATCCTTATGGAAGATAAGTCTGCTGGTATCTCCCTCATACAAGAACTCCAAGGAGCCAATGTGCCCGTGAGGGGATATAACCCCGGACGTGCCGATAAGGTACAGCGTCTTAACATTGTGGCGCCACTGGTAGCCAAGGGTAAAGTGTTTATTCCAGAAGATTCCAAGATTAAGGGCGAATTTGCAGATTGGTCTAAAAGGTTTATGCGCCAGGTGTGCTCGTTTCCTGAAGCTGGCGGCCATGATGACTATGTGGACTCCCTGTCACAGGCATTGCGTGTTCTAAGAGATTCTGGCTGGTTGCAGCTCGATCCATTGCCTGCAAGGGACTATGATTACGCAGATGATGACTATGCCAAAAAGTTTAACAACCCATATAGCCAATAAGGGCGGATTGCCTCACTTTATTGCATTATTGTAATTAGGTATAGACATTCTTACCCCCAAATTCCCACATGATGAGACAATGTCTTGTTATTCAAAACACTTAAAATAATTTATGCCAATCCCACAATTACCGATTCAAAATGGTGCCAACTTGCCGGGTCTTGAGGATCACCAAGATCCACAAGAAGCGAAAGACCAAGATGACGCCATGGATTACTACGAAGAGGCGCTTGGATTAGATTCCGAAGATGTCGAGCAAGAAGTAATTGAAATGGAAGATGGTTCGGTTGTAGTTAATTTTATCCCGACCAAAAGCCCTAAAGAAGCTCCAGAATTTTATGCCAACTTAGCAGAAACGTTTGAAGACGACGTTCTTCAATCATTAGCATCTGAGTACCTTGACCTTATTGAAGTTGATAAAGAGTCACGTAAGCAACGCGACAAGCAATACGAAGAAGGTTTACGCCGTACAGGTTTAGGTAAAGACGCGCCCGGTGGTGCCACATTCGATGGCGCCTCTAAAGTTGTGCACCCAGTTATGGCTGAGGCCTGTGTGGACTTTGCAGCATCCGCATCAAAAGAACTTTTACCCCCAGATGGTATTGTTAAATCAAACATCAAAGGTAATGCTGACAGACAAAAAGAAGAAACAGCTGCACGTAAGGTTGACTTCATTAACTGGCAGTTAACTGAACAAGTTCCAGAATATCGTGACGAGATGGAGCAGCTGCTGACCCAGCTACCTCTCGGCGGTTCCCAATTCCTTAAGTGGCGCTTTGACTCAGAACAAAAGCGTCCTACTTGCGAATGGGTGGCTATCGACAACATTTATCTTCCCTATGCTTCTACAAACTTTTACACATCCCCACGCGTAACTGAAGTACAAGACATTACTGAAGACACATTCTTACAACGCGTTGAAGCCGGTATCTACAAAGATATTGATACAGAGTATAGCTCTGATGCTCCACTAACAGAACAAACTGGCGCACAAAAAGCCAACAACAAAATTGAAGGCAAAGAAGATCCTTCTAAAAACATTGACGGTTTGCGTCGTGTTTATGAGATCACTTGCTTTATGCGTCTTGATGATGACGAAGAGACCGACGGTCGCCGCGCACCATACATCATGACCATTGATGAGACAACAAGCAAAGTAGTAGGGCTGTATCGTAACTGGGAGTGCAATGATGAGAAACTTGAAAAGCTCGATTGGTACGTTGAGTTCAAATTCATCCCTTGGCGTGGCGCTTACGCTATTGGTTTACCCCATCTTATTGGCGGGCTCTCTGCTGCTCTTACTGGCGCTCTCCGTGCTCTACTCGACGCTGCGCACATTAATAACAGTCAAACTTTACTTAAGCTCAAAGGTGGACGCATTGGTGGCCAAAGTGACAGAATTGAGCCGACACAAGTAATTGAAATTGAAGGCGCCCCTGGCGTTGATGATGTACGTAAACTAGCAATGCCAATGCCGTTTAACCAGCCATCTTCTGTGCTGTTTAACTTGCTTAGCTGGTTAACTGATGCAGCTAAAGGTGTAGTTACTACATCTGAAGAAAAGATTGGTGAAGCAAATAACAACATGCCTGTGGGTACGGCCCAAGCTCTGATTGAGCAAGGTGCAAAAGTATTCTCAGCCATTCATGCACGTTTACACCGCAGCCAAGCTAAGTCATTAGCAATTATCTCTAGGTTAAACCATTGGTATTTGCAGGACATGGACAACCAATCTGGCACAGAGATTGAAGTACGTGACTTTGCGTACAACAATGACGTACGCCCTGTATCTGATCCTAACATTTTCTCTGAAACGCAACGTGTTGCACAAAACCAAGCCCTCTTACAGATGGCTACCTCAGCACCTCCGGGAATGTTTGACATTCGTGCTGTCTATCGCCGCGTTCTCGGACAACTGAAGATCCCAGCAATTGAAGAAGTGTTACCAAACCCATTAGGCGCAAAAGAATCTAACCCTGCTTTAGAAAATGTAGCGATGACCATGGGTCGTCCAGCTGCTGCTTACCCAGATCAAGATCACTTAGCCCACATTAAGATTCACTTAGAGTATGCAAGCAACCCAGCTTACGGTGGCAACCCCGTTGTTGGTCCAGTCTTTGCACCACACGCGCTACAACATATCAAGCAGCATTTAACATTGCATTATCTGCAGTCTATGCGTTCTTATGTTGCACAAGCTGAGGGTGGGCGAGATACACTGGATCTACATCAAGAAAAGCCATTGGATGTGGAAGCACAGCAAGCCTTGGCTATTGCATCACAGTTGGTTTCACAAGAATCACAACAAACTATTGGACCTTACTTACAGCAAATTCAAGGTCTGGCACAAAAAGTACAACAAGCTCAGCAGGCCCAACAGCAACAAGCAGCTGAATCAGATCCTACTGCTCAGGTTATCCTCAAAACACAAATGGCTGAAACACAGCGTAAACAAGCTGAATCTCAAGCCCGTATGCAGATTGAGCAACAAAAAGATCAGCAGTCATACCAGCTTAAGATTGCTGAGTTACAGCAAAAAGTTCAAGAACTGCAGACTAAATATCAGACTCAGTCTAATATTGACTCTAACAAAAATGCAACTCAAATTGCTATGGCGGATATTAACAACGCTTCACGTGAGCGTGTCGCATCAATCACCGCTGGCGCCCAATTAGGTGCAGATCAGATGGCTATGGCCCATGAGCAAAACCAAACAGCTTTAGAAGCATCACAAGCAGCACAGCAAGAAATCCGAAAGCATGGCTTGGAAATAGAACAACAAGCATTTCAGCAACAAGCCCAGCAAGTTCAACAACAGATTGCAGCACAACAGGCAGCGCAACAAGCCGAGCAACAAGCAACAATTCAAGCGCAACAAACTGGCTTAGAGCACGCAGCTGCCATGGAACAAGCAGCAGCAGCACAACCGCAGCAACCAATATTAGCACCACAACAGCCAACACCCCCAACAGGAGCAATTTAATGGCAATTAAAAAACAAGCAGGTGAATTAGGTTTTCGCCAAACTTATAAACAAACTGGAAACCAAGGTTTTGGTGGCGGTCCCGGTGAAAAAACTCTTGACGCAGGCCCATCAGGATCTCAGCGTCCTAACAATGCAGTTAAAGGCAAACCAGCTCGCTCGAGCAAAGTTGGCCCAGGTAAGAACCTAAAAGACATCGGCGGCGGCAACTTTTATTAATGTTTGGGGCGCCTTGCCCCGAATGTTTGTATTATTGTTAGTATGAAAGACTTTATTTCCGAAATTATTTCGCGAACGCGAGATGAACAAGCAAAATTGGCGGAAACCCTCACCGCTGGAAGCAATGTCAATACCTTTGAAGATTATCAACGTTTAGTTGGTCGATTTGAAGCGTTTAAAGCAGTTCAAGACATTATTAATGAAATTTTGAGGGAAGACGACGAAGAAGAAGACCTGTAAAGGTTAAGGAGTAGTACATAGTGCTAGATGTAAAAAAACAAGACGAACCGGATTTACGGTCAGAGCAGGAATGCTTTCCAGATTTAGATCCCGGTGTAGAAATTTTGGGAGACAGAGTACTTGTGCAGTTACGCAGGGAAAAGATAACCAGTAAAGGTGGAATCATCTTAGTTGATGAAACCCGCCAAACATTACGTTTCAATGAAACAGTAGCTAAAGTACGTGACATTGGCCCCTTGGCTTATAAAAGCCCAGAAGATTTAACCCCTTGGGTTGAAGGCCCGTGGTGTAAAGTTGGCGATTTAGTTCGCACAATTAAGTACGGTGGCGATCGTTTTGTAGTGCAGCCTGATGATGATGGTGCCCCAGTGGTATTCATTACCCTTCAAGCTCGAGAAGTGATCTCAAAGATCAAATCGTTCGAGTATGCACAAAAAATGAAAGCGTTTGTAGATTAACTTTTGAAAGAAAAGTATGGCAGATAATGAAAAAGACGTTCCTATCAAGGAACAAAGAGATGGATCCGTTCTAGCCCGTGTTGAAGCCCCAGAGGAATTTGACGACGAAGAGAACAAAGAAGAGGGCAAAGTAGAAGCCTCCGACGAAGATCATGCTGATGAAGAAAGCCAAGATGAAGAATCTGGCGATGAAGAGCAGGATGATAACGAAACAGAAGCAGAGCGTGAAGCAATCCGTGAGGCGCGTCGTGAAGAGCGCAAGCTAAAGAAAGAATTAGCTAAGCAACGGGAAGCATCCGCTAAGCACAAAATTAGTGCACTTGAAAAGCGTAACGAAGATTTAGCCAGACGTTTGGCAGCTGTTGAAAATACAGCAGCATCATACCAATTTGCACAGCTCGATAAGTCTATTGAAGACGAAGCAACTCGAGTTGAGTACGCAAAAATGAAGATGTTGCAGGCAGCACAAACTGGCGATATGGAAGGTCAAGTTGAGTTTTTAGAACAATTAACTGACGCTAAGCAACGTTTAAATCAAGCGCAACATTATAAGAAACAACAGCTCGAGCAAGCTAAGGCTCCCAGGCAAAATGTTCCTAACGAAATGGCTGCAGAAGTACAACAAAATGCAACCAGATGGTTAAAGAAAAATTCTTGGTACGATCCACAAGCTCGAGACACAGATAGTAGAATTGCCAAAGTAGTAGATCAAGAGCTCGCCGCAGATGGCTGGGACCCAGGTGATCCTGAATACTGGGAAGAGCTCGATAATCGTTTGCAGTCCCGTTTACCACACCGATACACTGGCAAAGGTGGTAACAACAGGCGCTCATCCGCAGGCCCAACAGCCTCTAGCCGAGTAGCCAATACCAGCAGTGTTAAGCCTGGCACAATCAGATTAAGCCCTGAGCGTGTAAGTGCTATTAAAGACGCTGGTGCATGGGACGATATTACCAAACGAAACAAAATGATCCGGGCGTATGCAAATTACGACCGCCAAAATAAAGGATAATCAAAATGGCAAATACAAGAATAAAACGGGACTTAGATGATCGCATGGCCGATCGTGCCCAAGAGGTGATTGAGCGCTCAAATGGCGCAGCACCGGATGACATTGCACGTCGTGAACGCCTTGATGCGTTTAGAGACAAGTGGGCAAATAGTGCGTTGCCCGATCTTCCCAATGGAATTATCCCTGGGATGCACTTGTGTTGGTTGTCAACAACCAATACTTACGACAGTATCGACAAACGTATGGCATTGGGTTATGAGCCAGTTAAAGCTAGTGAATTAGGTAAAGGCTTTGAAGGACTAGGCAAAATGAGCTCAGGCAAGTTTGAAGGCTGTATTAGTTGTAATGAAATGGTTCTCTTCAAGTTACCAGAAGACATTTACCAAGAAGTAATGCGTATGCTCCACCTCGAGGATCCACTCGAGCACCAACGCAACATCACCGCTAACGTGCGTGATACAGCATTGGGTAATAAGGGCGGGCGTTCAGTCTTGGAAGGTGGCACACTGGAGATGGAAAAAGAAACCGCAAGAGCGAATAACAAAAATATTCGTTTTCAATAACAATCTTCAAAATTAAAACAAAGGAAATAAACTAATGTCAACAACATTACGTCCCTTTGGCATGAAGCCTATATTTCACCCAAGCGGTTTAGACCGTGCCGTACCATTCGCTGGTACGAACAGCTTTACCACTGGTGTGACGTATACTGCTCCTTACTCTTTGAGCGCTGGTCAGTCTTTCTTCCAGTATCAACCAGTTGGGATTACAGCTTCAGGTCAATTAACAATTGCTGCTACCGCAGCTGCAACAAGCCCTGTATATGGCGTGTTCGACGGTGTAGAATATACAACCGCTGAAGGTCGTCGTACAGTAGGTAAATCAATCTCCAAGGCTTCTTTGGATGCTGCTTCTGCTATCGTATTCTGGATCTTCCAAGACCCATCATTAGTATACGAAATCCAAGCA